GGTAGACGGCCAATACCAGTAGAGCTGGCTAAAGACATTGCCGAAACTTATGATTTTAGTTGGACTGAATTTTACCAAGTTGATGAAAGTCGTGTAAAGCTGGTAGATGCCATTCCTTGTAAAACCCATGATATGCGTATCGTATTTAAACCCACTGGAAACAAGCTATATTGTCCCACTGAATTTATTAAAAGCCATTATGCAGTTGCCCCTGGTGAAGATAATTCACAATTTTTCTTTGCTAATTACATTCCATCAGTGCATTTGTTCTCGAAACAATCAATGGACCCAACTTTAAGTAATTTAAAAGATTCTATGATGTTTCCAATTATGCTTAAAACAAAAAACAAAGATTTTTTCTGTGGCATGTTGTGTGGATTAAGTGTTCCGATTGGAAAAACTGAACCATTGTTGTACATTGGAGATATACAAAACACACGTTATGTAACCATAGAACACAAAGACGTTACCCATTTATATCACATGGATTTTATTATTATAAAACCAAAATACATCGTCTAATTCTATAAAATATTTCCCTTCCTTTAAAAAATACCATTAATATTTAAGCCTAATAAGTCTAAATGTGGTATTTGATAATGATTATAATTATCAAGCATATCCTCAATAATGACAAACAATGTATATTGCAATCATATTGCAATGTGATTTAAATTATCTTTTGTGATTTATTATCTTGTAATTATTTTACAAATCATTTTAAGTAGTTCACATGAACGAAAAAACAAAAATCAACACTGAGTCATTAGAAGATGTATTAGGAATAATACCACCTGAATTTTTAGAATTAGGTATCGATCATTACAGCCCTACACAAATGAATATGCCGCTAGCTGTTTGGGCTTACAAGTACGTTGCGTTAGATCAAGAACAACGTAGAAAACTAAAAACAAACATCAACATGTTCTTTGGGACCATCATTGGATCTATTACTCAAATGATGTTCTGTGATGAAATATGGACCTACAGTAGTAACAAAGTAGAAAACAATCAGAAGCTTTCATACGATCAGGCCCTGGAGCTGCTTAATGAAGAAATTAAAGCTTATGTAGCATGGGATGATAAGGACCAAGAAAAGTATGATGCTATCAAACACCTGGCACCAGCTTATTTAAAAAATTCTTATGAAGGCTGGAAATCTTTAAGTTTAAAAAATCATATTATTGCTGAACGCAACGTTACCTTGCCACTGGCTCATGTCAGCATGCTTGGTCGTATTGATGGTGAAGATGATTTAATGTTACTAGAGCAAAAGTGTAAGCTGCCTAAATTAAACGCTGTTAAAAAAGATGGCACTAGGTCAGTCAGCACAGTAAAGATTCCAGATGTTCCCCAAATTGAACATTGCCGTCAAACCAGTTTCTATCATTTTGCAAGTGGACAAAAACGTCCATTCTTACTTTATGTAAATGACAAAGAATACAGAATTTTTGATTCATCCAATTGTGATTTATTAACAGCTGATGCTATGGCACAACACATGGAGTATTACCGTCAGCAAGCACGCTTAAGAGACAGGCATATCTTAGCCAGTAACTGCTCAGTTAAAAAATTATTATCAAATATGGATCCCGATTTTGAACATGCTTTTTATTGGGACATTGGTGATGAACAAAAAAAATTAGCAAAAGAAGCATACAAACAAGCACACAACTTATAGGAGGGTTATGGCACAATTAACATCAGCAGATAAAATATTACAAAATGCAATTAATGAACTTACTTTAAAACAAGATAAGTTATCTATTTCACTAAAAGGCAAACAATATTTAGAAGTTGGCCCACGAGTACAAATGTTACGCAAACATTTTGGTACCAGGGCATCAATGGACACTGAAATATTAGAAAACAATGCAAACAGAGTAGTTATGAAAGCTAGCATATCAATTGATGGTCAGTTGATAGCAACTGGTACAGCTGAAGAGTTTAGAAATGTAGGCCCAGTTAATAAAACGTCTGCATTGGAGAATTGTGAAACCAGCAGCTGGGGTAGATGCCTGGCTAATTTAGGTTTATCTAATGACAAGATTTCCTCAGCTGAGGAATTGGCAAACGCTATTAAAGATAGTGAGCTGCTGCAAAAGTCAGGTCAAGCACATACTGGTACTGTGCTTAATACTGAAACGGTCACTTATGACAGTGTGATTGAACGGATCTCTGATGCCAGTCAGACTGAATCGTTGAAAGCTGTCGTAAGTGAGCCAATGACAAAAGAATTTTTAAAAGATTTGCAAGTGTCAGATCCTGAAAAATTTGCAAGCTTTGTCAAACATTACCAAACAACTCAAAAACAATTAGTGAAAGGAAAAACTAAAAAATGAGTAAATATGTAAAACTAGGATTTGGAAAATTATATCCAAACACAAAAAAAGACGGTGAGAAAAGTCCTGATATTGGTGGACCAGTAACAATGGGCACGGCTGATGCAGATGGAAATATTGTTGGAGACAACATCTGGAACCAGGGCAGAATATCTTTATGGAAACAAGACGATGGTTCATTTACGTTGCAGTTTACAAAAGACACTCAAGCAGTAGCCGCAGCACCAATAGCTGCTTCTAGTGATGAAGTGGATGATGCTATACCGTTTTAATTTTTATGGGGCTGAGTGTTTGCTTATTTAGTGATTTCTTTCTGTTAAATCCTTAGCCCCACCCAGGAGTATTATGAATTTTTTTTCACCATTTGGTAAAATTATTATAGCTACAATATTATTAAGTGTTGTGATCGTGAGTTGTTTATGAAAAACGATCTGATTAACAGTCCCAATCATTACACTCAAGACAAAGAACTAGAAACTATTGAGATTATACAAAACGAATTAACAACTGACGAATTTATCGGTTACTTAAAAGGATCGTCCTTAAAATATTTATCAAGGGCTGGGAAAAAAGACGACATCCTACAAGATCTTTACAAGAGCAGATGGTTTTTAAATAAAATGATTGGATTATTTGAATGACACCAAAACAAAAAAAAGTTTTAGACTTTATTAAAAAGTTTTTAAAAGACAATGGTTATGGACCATCGCAAAGTGAAGTAGCTAAAGCTAACGGTGTTAATCAGAGCACGGCTCGTACACATATTAACCAACTTATTGAACGTGGCTTCCTGGAAAAACAGCCAGGCAAAAGTAGATCGTTAAGTGTTATATGAGCAACAGCAATCCCGAACAGTTTGAAATAAAAGCTACTAGACGGCCATTAGTTAGGCAGCCGCTTTATCATAATGGTCAAAAAATATATTTAGAAATACAATTAGATCCTGAAACCGCAGAGTTAAGAGTGGTTAAGCCTTGGCCTGAAATGAAAGAGGGCACAGAGTTATACTCAATGATTGTTGAAGCTGGTTTTGATATTACTGCTCAACTGGATTCATATCCTGATCCTATGGAAGCTCTAGCTGTACTTAAAAGCCGCACCATGAGAAGAGCTGATGGTTCACCTATAACTATAAGAGGTGCTATCATTGATTATTTAAATAAGGATCCTTACCTGGACCAGTGAGTTTCAAGTTACAATTGAAATGTGATTTGTGTCACAAAAAATTTAATCCAGTTTATTCTAACAAAGCTTTTACCTGGGAATATGATTTTGAAGGCATTGAACGTGTTTATTGTGTTAAATGCTTTAAAAAAAACGCACATAGAGCCACGAGGATAGAAAAAAAAGCAGCACCCAATACATCTGGTACCCCTATAAAACGCAAATTAGCCGCTTAAATACTGATCTATCTTATCGACTGTTTGCATCCAAGCATCATCATCTTGAAAACATTTAGCGTATACTTTTAAAGTAAAATTTAAATCAGTATGCCCCATAAATGTAGTGACTTGTTTAATATTAATCATTTTTTTCATGTGCCATTCAATAATCATGGATGCATAATAATGTCTAAGTGAGTGCATGCCACCAACCCAATCTAAATTTAACTGTTCCTTAGTTTTATTAAAATTATCTTTAGCCGTTGCATGTGGAATAAATGTACCATTTTTACCAAACACTAAATCATTATCAGAATCTTTATTATCTTTCCATAATCTTAATGCTGCTAACAATTCTGATCCAATTGGTACTGCACGATTACCCGCTGCTGTTTTTGGTTCAGGATAAATTTTTGGTAAACCATCTTTTCTTTTTACTGCGTGGTCAATGGTTAGCATTTGACTATTCCATCCAATCCTGGACCATTTTAAAGCTGCTATTTCACCCCATCTCATGCCAGTTAATGAAATTGTTTTAAACATTAATTGATAAATACCTGGTGCAGCTTCTATAAATTTAGCACAATCTTTTTTAGTTGGTATTTCAACAGCTTTAGTAATTCGTTGTCCTGGCTTAAAAGAATATTTTTGCAATGGGTTAGCATCAAGCAGTGGTTTTTGTACTTTACCATTAATGCTTGGCGGCTGTATGCATGCCTGTAATGCTGCTTTCAATGTGGTTAATACACGACCAATTTTATCATTGGAACAGCCTTTAGCTAATAGCTCATCGCAAAGTATATCACCGTGGCCCTGGACTAAATCTTTTAGCTCTACATTTACCAATGATGTTTTGCCAATGTGTGTATCACAATTATAAATAGTCATATTTTTTTCATCAAAAGATAACTCACCATTATTGTATCTTCTTCTTTCTTTAGCTTTAAGTAGCTCTAAAGCTTTTACTACTGTTAAGCCGCTATAATATTTAAAAGTACCAGTAGAATTAATTTCGGCTGCCTTGGTGTTGGCATCTAACAAAGCTTGGTTCTTTGGATTATCTAAAAATTTATATTCATCTGAGTTAGGGTTAAATTTAAGAACGTGTTGTTTCCCATTAATTTTTGTTACAATTCTATAAGATCTACGGCCAAGATTATTTTTATATTTTTGTACTATTGCAGTCAATGTGATCTCCTATATGTGTTATTAAATATCACTACGGGTCGATAATATCAGCTTTAAAAAACAGCACAACCTTTTTGGATTAAAAAAAGATCTGTCTGTGGTGGGTTTTGTTTTAGTTTTGTTTTAGATTTAGTTGTTGAAAAACTGGGAAATTTTGTTTGGTGGGTATAAACACTAATAGCAACTAACGTATTATTATTGCTTAATTATTCTATAATTAATGTGTGTGATGACAGGTTCGAATCCCGTAGGGACCGCCATTTTTCGTTGAAATATATAGGTTTTTTGGTGGTCGGTTGCGTAGTCGGTTGCAGAAGGTTTTATCTATAGACCAATCTGGTTTTTATGTGCTGGCCTTATTTAAGTATTAGTTCAGCAATGGGTTGTTCTGGGCAACTTTTAGTTCATTAATACTCATCTCAAGAAATTTAATATAGCTGTCTTGAACACCTACAGTTTCTTTAAGTAATGATATATCTTCATTGATCTTACTTAGATCTACAGTTTCATTAACTATAAATTCTTTGTTTTCTATTTGGCTTAGTCGTTCTTCAAAACTACCAATTGATATAAACACACTACCAATAGTTAATACGACAGTTATCAAAGCAGCTATGCCTGTTAGTTTAGATACCATTGAGTTCATTTAGTTTCTCCTTATAAATTAGATATGCTTTTAAAGACGCATCATTAGCCTTTTTAAGCTCGATATTGTGATTAGTAATAGGATCATTAGCACCTAACGATACTTGGTTGTTATAGATAGTTTTGTCATAGCCAGCTAAGACTACCTGGTTAAAGAAGTCAGGGTTGCCATCAGGCAGCTGTCGGTTATCAAACAAAGCTGCGTTCATAGTAGCATAGCTTGATAGATCAACTTGGTTAGCTATCATAGCTCGGCTGACTAATTCATTAACTACTTCTAATGTAACTGACACTCTTAAAGTTTCATCTTTAATTTTATTTGCAATGGATTGTTCTACAGTTGCCACATCTATAGTTATTTCTTGTCGTTCAGGTTCTGTATTTTCTTCCACTGGTTCTTCAACTTCTTCTTGTGGCTCGGCTTCAACGACAGCTTCTTCTTCTTTAATGGTTTCTTCTTGGACTTCTTCTTCTTGCACTGGCA